TAAGGATAATCCTAATGGTGATGCAAATCCTGAATGCCAAGGTTAAACCTCGCATAAAGGACCCCCGTACGATCGTTGACTTATGTAAGAAACATATCGATGGTCTCGATTCTTCGATTCCTCGGTATGCTTACCTACAATCACAATTCTTAACTAAGTTTTGTGATGAGTCACTAACGCCTGCCTCACAGCGTAAGGAATCCGCAATTGCGAAATTCCTTGCACGTGAGGCCGTAAATGCCGAGATTAATGAGACCATTACAACCCTACACGAGGACTATGAAATTTTGCCTCGTGTAAGATGGTCTCGCTTTCTTGACTTTACAAGGTCGTTGATCGTGTCTGTTCTTGGTGAAGTTCCCCCTGAAGCGATCTTTGATGGATCATTCAGTGGTGGTGCAAGCACGAGTCGCAGACGAACTTCCAGCCATCCGGCTTGGAAGTACACGGGAAAGGCACACTGTACTTCAGACGTCTTCAACCTTGTTTCTGATCTTCTTCTTGAAGACCAGCTTTGGATGTCCTATGGACTTCCTGAGATTGAAGTGTTTGAGTCCAGTGTCCTCTTTACTGTGCCGAAGTCTTCAACAATAGATCGTTGCGCCGCTAAGGAGCCCGATCTAAATATGTACCTACAGAAAGGAGCTGGGGATGTTATCCGCAGAGCCCTACGAAAGTTTGGAGTTAACCTTAATGATCAGTCCCGAAACCAGGCGCTTGCGCGCGAAGGTTCTCGTGATGGGTCGTTGGCTACTCTTGATCTTTCTTCTGCTAGTGATTCTATCACTAGATCCGTTGTTGAGCTACTTCTTCCCGATTTGTGGTTCAGTTACCTGGACCAGATTCGGGTCAAGACCATCCTCATCAACGGAGAGGAACATGGGTTGGAGATGTTCTCCACAATGGGAAACGGATTCACGTTCGAGCTTGAAAGTTTGATCTTTTGGGCTCTTACTAAATCCGTTGCTTACTTTTGTGGACAACGTGGCGTAATCAGCGTTTATGGGGATGACATTATATGTCCTACC